CATAGCGAATAATGGCAAAAGCATTCGATATCACAAAATTCCGCAAGAGTATTACTAAAGCGGTACCCGGACTTAGTGTCGGGTTTAATGATCCAGATACATGGATCAGCACGGGTAACTTTACCCTAAACAAACTAATCAGTGGAGACTTCAACAAAGGTATTCCACTTGGCAAAGTATCAGTATTAGCTGGCGAATCTGGCGCAGGTAAATCATACATTGCGGCTGGTAATATCGTCAAACAAGCACAGATGCAAGGTATTTTTGTTGTCCTAATCGACACCGAGAATGCGCTTGATGAAAAGTGGCTACATGCGCTTGATGTAGATACTAGTCCTGAAAAGCTACTAAAACTAAACATGGCAATGATTGATGATGTTGCTCGTGTTATTAGTGACTTTATGATTGACTACAAAAAAGAATGGGCTGATGCTGAAAAAGAAGAACGTCCAAAAGTATTATTTGTAGTTGATTCGTTGGGTATGTTGCTCACACCAACAGACGTTAAGCAGTTCGAAGCTGGTGATATGAAGGGTGATTTGGGTCGTAAACCTAAAGCATTGACATCACTGGTTCGTAATACTGTTAACATGCTAGGTCAATACAACGTCGGTCTGATGGCAACTAACCACACATACGCCTCGCAGGATATGTTTGATCCAGATGATAAGATTTCTGGTGGTCAAGGCTTTATCTATGCGAGTAGTATTGTTGTGGCAATGCGTAAGTTGAAGCTAAAAACAGACGCAGACGGCAATAAAACATCGCAAGTCCACGGTATTCGTGCCGCTTGTAAGGTAATGAAAACACGATACGCTAAACCATTCGAGAGTGTACAAGTTGAAATTCCTTATGAAACTGGTATGAGTCCATACAGTGGATTAACTGAATTCTTTGAAGCAAAAGAAATTCTAAAGAAGAGTGGCAATAGCTTGGAATATACTAGTCCATTAACGGGCGAAGTTATCAAGATGTTCCGCAAACCTTGGAATGCTAACAAGAATGGCGCGTTGGATCTTATCATGGCAGAATACGATGATATTCGTGTAGACGCTATTGAAGAAATTATCGAAGAAGATAATGAAACAACAGATATGGTAGAAACTGAAAATGAATGAAGATGAAATTGCGGTTTTCATCCAGCTATGGACATCAGTAAACTCATATGTTTCGGTAAAAGATAAAGAAAGTGCTTGTGAGCACTTTCTTGCCATCATTAATGAGCATGTAACTGACTTAGAAGAAACTGCCTCCGATTGGGCAGGATTTGATAGTTCGATTGATAAGGTATTGCGTAACAACTATATCGACCATGACGGACTAGATGAGGATGACGAGGAAGATAACTGGTAATGCGCTGGTTCAATGAAGTCAGAAAAGATATTAGCAATATTATCCCTGCGATTGATTATTACGAAAAACAACTAAATGAGGCTAGACTAGATTGTAGTCTGAAGGGCAGCGTTGAAAAACACAGCCGTGATATGCCTGGTGTAGTTGAACATCGTTTTAATCAGTTACAGGAGATTGAAGCTATACTCGAATATCTACATATTGAGTTACGCAAAATAAAAACAGAAAAATATAAAAAGTTTCTAGAGCATTACAACAAGGCACTGTCTAGTAGAGATGCTGACAAATATGCTGAGGGTGAGCAGGAAGTAGTTGACCAGCAGCATCTTATAAACGAGTTTGCTCTAGTACGAAACCAGTTCATGGGCCTTATCAAAGCTCTAGACTCCAAATCATTTCAGATAAACAATATCGTTAAACTCAGAGCGGCTGGACTTGAGGATATTAGTCTATAAATACATTTATAGGAGACTAATATGAAAAAATTACTTGTATTTATATTTGCGTTCGCCGCAACAATTACCCTAGCAGATCACCAGAATATAATGTGGGACCCACAGGGTTATCCAGAAGATGAATATCGTGGTGATTGGTTTGCGACTATTGATACAGATGCGGTAGATCATGCTATTATCGTACAGTCAGATGTAACTCGCAAAGGACCGACAGCAATAAAATTTGAGTTGCGTGACGGAGATTGTTTTACTGCGGCACCGCATGATCCTAGTTCAGACTGGGATGATTGTACTAGAGATAGAGAACGGTCAGAACTAAGAGAAAAATGGTATCCTGAATTAGACACAAGTGTATGGTATGGTATTAGTCTTTATATACCAGAAGATTATGAATATATGTATCCTAAGCAGATATTCTTACAATGGCATGGCGGACCAGGACCTGTTGTGTATTTCCAGCTAAACAGAGATAAGTTTTTAATAGATATATTAACTGAGGTTGGACAAACAACCACACAATATAAGATGGGAACACATCGATTAAAGCCTGGACAATGGCATGATATCGTTATTAACGCAGTATGGTCTAACACTGACGAGGGTAAATTTATATTTTATCTAGGCGGGAATAAACTTTTACAGCATTATGGACCTACAATGGATGATCAATCATATGCCAAAGGCAGAGGACCATATACTAAATTTGGTATATATCGCAGCCATTTATCTCGCTGGGATAGCGATGAACCTCATCCAACACAGATTTTATACTTTGACGAATATCGCAGAGGTTATAGATCATCTGATGTAGATGTAGACAATTACGACGGCGACTAAAACACTTGACATTCATTACGCCTTGTTATATATTATATGTATAGACAGCAACAAAGAGAGAATCAATATGAGTACGCAGTATTATACCTTTAATGAAAACGAAGTGCTAGGACTATATAAACTAGCTATGCTTGAACAACCACAAACACCGTTTTTAGAAAAATGGAAAGTATCTGATAATGCTGAAAAGCAGGCTATCTGGGATACACTGGTAAATGACCTCGGCGATGATTCGCAAGAACATCTGATTCATCCTGATATTCAGTTACTCGACAAACAATTTACCTCCGGTGATAAAACTAAATCATAACTAGTTGAAGGTGAACGATTTATTTGTTCACTTTTTGCTTGACTTCTCCAGCCCCACACTGTATATTATATGTATAGACAGCAACAAAGAGAGAATCACACAATGGCATATGTATCACAAGCAATGAAAAAAGAACTTGCTCCTGCGATTAAAGCAGTGTTGAAAAAGTACAACATGAAAGCTAGCATTTCAGTTAATAACCATTCCACACTTTGCGTTAACGTTAAATCAGGCGACATTGATTTCTCTGCTGACTTCACACACGGTGACGGTTACATCCAAGTCAACGAATATTGGATTGATGCTCACTATGATGGTGTTAAGTGTGATTTTCTAAATGAGTTGGTAGCAGCTATGAAAGGTCCTAATTACTTCAACAACGACGATAGCCAAAGCGATTACTTTAGCCGTAGCCACTACACTGACATTCAAATTGGCAAGTGGGACACTCCTTATGTTTGCACTCAAGAAATGGTAGCAGCATAATGTATAATATAAAATATTCTGATGGCACCATCTTTGCTATGTGTTCATCATTAAAGGACGCCAATGCCATTATCGCATCAAAGAATTTGGTCGACAAGACACAGTTCACGATTGAGAAGATAAAATAATAACACAAATATAAGTATGTTTTTGATGGTTCCTTAGCTCAGCTGGATAGAGCAGCCGCCTTCTAAGCGGCAGGTCATAGGTTCGAATCCTATAGGGACCACCACAAGCATACTTAATAAGCGGGCGTGGTGAAATGGTATACACTGGAAACTTAAAATTTCCCGCCGCAAGGCTTGTCGGTTCGAGTCCGATCGCCCGCACCAAATTAAAGTAAAATAAAGTAAAATAAAGGTTGACATTCTATACGAATCAGTATATAAAGTATGTATAGTAAGAAACAAAGAGAGAAAGACTGCTTATTGCTACACACAAGTAGCAACCGAACGTAACTAGCAATGTCAATAAGGCTAGGTGAGGGAGGAAGTGTTGATAGGTGTGTTAGCAATAAGCAGTCTAATGGAGAATAATATGCGTGAATATGGTTATGAAGATGTTGTGTGGTGGACTACCACACCTACGGATAACGCAACATTATTACAAGTAGGATTCTTTGTTGGTCTATTGGCTATTGCGCTGCTGGCGCATTGGTTAACTAAGTAAGAATAAGGACAGGTGGCC